CCTACATCTGATGCACAAACAATAAAGATTATACCAAGAGTATATTCAACAAGTGTTACAATAAAGTTAAGAGATGATAGTACAAACGATGAAGTGACAATTTTACCATCTGCTATAATAAATAAAAATTATGTTGAGTTGTCAAATGTCTATACATTAAGTGAAGTACCTAGTTTACTATCAACTTTACAAGCAAGAGCAGACTATTACGAGAATGTAACTTGTACAACAGCAACATTAACCACAATGGCAGATAATTTAATTGAAGGTAGGTTTTATGATTTAAAAGTTTATAATGGTCAAGGCTCAATAACAGAAGCAGATATTATTTACAGAGATAAAATATTTTGTACTGCACAATCAACAAACCAATCTAACAACGAACACTATACAATAAACAAAGATGTGTACAAAGAAAAGAGTGGTAATAACGATTTTATAATACTATGAGTAAACGTATAAATAAATACAGAAAAACAACACCATCAAAAGCATCTAGCTCAAAAGTTAGTTTTGTTAATTTATCATCTTACACATCTCCAGAGATTGTAGAAACAAAGAACAAAGAATGGGTTGAATTTGGTGCTGACAACAATTATTTTCAGTTCTTAATTGACAGAGCAAACGGAAGTGCTACATCAAGTGCTTGTATTACTGGTATATCTCAAATGATATATGGTAAAGGTTTAGATGCAACAGATAGTGCAAAAAGACCAGAGCAATATGCAAGAATGATATCTTTATTTAAAAAAGATGATGTAAGACGTTTTGCATACGATTTAAAGCTAACTGGACAATGTGCAATACAAGTAATATACTCAAAAGACAGAAAGTCTATTGCTAAAGTAGAACATTTACCAATTGAGACTTTAAGAGCAGAGAAATGTGGAGCAGAAGATAAAAAAGTACAAGCATATTACTATCATCCAGATTGGGTTAATATAAAGCCATCTGAGAAGCCTTTAAGAATACCAGCCTTTGGTATTTCAAGTACACCACAACCAATTGAGATTTTATATGTTAAGCCTTATGAAGCTGGTATGTATTACTATTCTACTCCAGACTATCAAGGTGGGTTACAATATGCAGAGTTAGAAGAAGAAGTATCTAACTATCATTTAAACAATATAATGAATGGACTTGCTCCATCAATGTTAATCAACTTTAACAACGGAGTACCAGACGAAGAAAAACAAACCTTAGTTGAGAATAAAATAAAAGCTAAGTTTAGTGGTAGTAGTAATGCTGGTAAATTTATACTTGCTTTTAACGATGATAAAGAATCAGCAGCAGATATAAATCCAGTACAATTATCAGATGCACACAACCAATATCAATTTTTATCAGAAGAATCACAAAAAAAGATAATGATATCACACAGAATTGTATCTCCTATGTTATTAGGTATAAAAGATTCAACTGGCTTTGGTAACAATGCAGAAGAATTAGAAACTGCATCTATTTTAATGCACAACACAGTTATAGTGCCTTTTCAAGAACTTTTAACTGATGCATTTGATAAAATACTTGCTTTTAATAATATTAGTTTAAACCTATATTTTAAGACGTTACAACCATTACAATTCTTAGATTTAGATAATGTAAAAGACGAAGAAACAAGAGAAGAAGAAACTGGTGTTAAGATGTCAAAGGTATTTTCTGATTTAGAAGAATTTGGAGAAGATGAAGATTTAGAAAATTGGGAATTGATTGATGAAAGAAAAGTTGATTATGATCAAGAAGATGAGTTAAATGAAGAACTAAATAAATTAAACCATCCTAAACTATCTGTATTGTCAAAGATGTACAATTTTGTTACTACTGGAACTGCTAGACCAAATGCAAAGAGTGAACAAGATGGAGAAAATGAAGAGGGAGTACAATTCAAAGTAAGATATCAATATGCACCATTAAGTTATAGTGCAAATAGCAGAGCATTTTGCAAGAAAATGGTAGATGCTGCTAAGATATACAGAAAAGAAGATATAGACAGAATGAGTACAATGCCAGTTAATAAAGGCTGGGGATTAAACGGAGCTGATACTTATGACATTTGGTTGTATAAAGGTGGTGGAGATTGTCATCATTTTTGGATGAGAAAGACTTACAAAGCAAAAACACCAAGTACTAAACCAGATGTTGGTAATCCAAATGCAGAAGTAAGTGTAAATAAAGCTAAAAAAGAGGGTTTTAAACCAGAGGTAAATGCTAAAGAAGTTGCAAAAAGTTTTAATATTTCTTGTAAAGCTTTTAATTTGAATACTGGTTAATCTTGTGCCAGCAGCAGCGGTAAAACAAGAGGTGTAAACCTTCTATAGCTTAATTAG